ATTGATAGACGAGAAACTAATCATTATCATGCAATTGAAAGTATGAGCAGAGAAAAAAAATGGGAAGAATTAAAGCATGGGCAATGGACATGGAAGAAAGGTTTGAGGAAGGCATGGAACAGAACCCCGAAACATTGGGAGAGATCCTTCAATTTGTTTATAGCAAAATGCACGTGGTTGACGACAGATACATTCGTGAACTATGGCATAAACGGCAAGAAGGCGACATGAGTCGCAAAACACTTAACAAAAAAAAAGAAAAAGGGGAAAAAGATGAGTAATTACCTGAAGTTAGAAGAAAAAAGAAGAGAAGAAAGCATGAAGACGATGAGCCTTGACGAAAAGATAGCGTATCTAAAAGGCTATAGCGATTGTTTAAAAGTAGAACCAGAAAGAATAAAATTTTTATTTCAAAAAAGGGAGAAAGCATAATGAAGAAAATTAGTAACGAAACATTAGCATTAGTAAATAAAGTAGAAAAAATAAATCAAACGATTATGGATGGGGGAGTATCCTGTTTGCGGTATTCGGAAGTCGAAGAAATGACCGATGCGTTACACGATGTAGTTAAATTGTTTGATTTAAGAAGACAAGGCGGTATTAGAGAATACGGAGATAGCGAAGGGAAATATGAACTGAAACATTGGAGCGATTATGTTGTACCTACAGATCCTAAAGCCTATGACCCAAGTAAAGACAAGGAGAATGATGATGCCAATACCTGAAGCACAAATAGCAACTTTACTGAAGCAAATGGTAGAACATTATGTAGATGTTGCTACGGATAGTGAGTGGTTTGAAGAATTAGTAGATAAAAAAATTGAAAAAAGATTTTCTAAAACTAAGGAGAAAGCAGATGAGTAAAGTAACATGGGAAATGGTTAATAATTGGTTAGGTACTGATACAGATATGCGAGAACTGTTAGCAGAACTAGCCAATGGAGAATATACACCAGAAAGTTTTAACAAAGATGTAGAGATGGCATGGGAGGAGAAGGCAGATGACGTGGTCTAAGTCTATAGAACAACAATCACCAGATCTATGTATCGAGTGTAATGAGGACACGAGTTTTGGTTCGGGTAGATTTGTCAATCGCATTCCTGCCGATGACCAATATATGTGTGCAGAATGTCAGATGATCGATTGTAATAGATGCAATAATAAAGTGCTTGAGTATGAAGTAACCTTAGATGGTCAATGGATCTGTGAGGAGTGCATCCCACACCTTAATCCAGAAGATTTTGCGAGGTATCAAGATGAGAAATAATCCCGATGACTTAGCTAATCAATTAGTGGATAAAGTTAAAAACTATTTGCAGGAAGAAGCCTTTATTACGGGAAGGCTTATCCCTCGTAAAGTTCGAGAGGTAACCTTTCCTCATAAAAAAACTGTGTCTTCCTTATGTATGTATTCCGCTAGAGATGGAATATTAGTAGGTAGAAAAAAACTTGCTGAAAAGTTACTAAAACAAATAAAAAAATGGGAGGAAGTCGATGTCTGAACACATAAAAGAAATAAAAGTTTTAGTTTACAACGAAAATGCAGTGTGTGAGCGATGTGGAGAAAATGAGTTTCATTGTAATTTTTTCTGGAAATCTCATGGGTGCAAAAGTGCTTCGGACAAAATGTTCATGGGCGAAGATGAGGCAGGAACGAATGATGTTTACTGTCATGTTTGTGATGAGCAAACTACTATTATTAATAAAGAAGATTATGAGGAGAAAGAAAATGATAATTCGAAATAAAAAAATAATAGATGCTCAAAATGAATTAGATGAATTAAAAAATTTTTACCACTCTGAAACAATGAACTCACATGGTAGAGGTGAAAATGATGGAATAAGTTCCTATTCATTAGTTAGAGGTAATGAATTACTTATTCAAACAATACAACTGAAAAAGAAGCATTTATGTCAATTATATATAAAACAAATGGAAATATATTTAAATAAAGAAGGGAGTAAAGAAAATGCCTGAAGCAACAAAACTGTGGATACCCGATAATTCGGGAGAAGGCAAGTGGCATAACCATGTTCACTTTCACTATTATTTATCAGTATTGTGGGGAGAGCAACCTGAGAAAGATGCTGAACCGACAATATACACCTTTAATTCCGAAAGGGAGAGAGAAGCATTTATGAAAGGTGTGAAAGAGGCAGAGGGTTGGATGGGGAGTGATTGGATATTGCACGATGAACCCCAGATCTATAAACCGAAACAATTTGATAATTATCAAAACATGGATTACGATGTTACGTAGATTTGCATTTAATGCCGATAAGGTAAAGAAAAGAACTTCCATTGGTCGTTCAGGCTTGAGCCGACCCAAGAACAAGCACAAGAGAAGGTCATGGAAAAAGCATAGGGGACAAGGAAGATGATGCTTAAAATAGCACTAATCATTTTATGTGTCGACCTCTTTGTCCTTTTCTACGTGTGGATGCTTGTTTCACTGTGAAAAAGAAATCAAAAAAGAAAGGAAAAATCCCGATGTCTTTATATATAGGAATAATTATAGGCAGTTTTTTAGTCGGACTTCTAGGCTAATACATGCAAGAGAATACTAAGGAGGAAAAAAAGAACCTTGAGTCTAATCCGATTTGTCATTGGTGTGGAGCGGGAGCGAACCCCGAAAATTGTTATGCCCACGAGGAGAAAGGGAAATGGTATTGTTATTGCGGCAGAGAGGTATCCGATGCGATAATAAAGATAGCATCAAGCTCATAGCCCATTGCTTTAAGAAGTGCTTCCACTTTGTAAATGGAAGGCTCGGCAATCTTCATGCGTTCATAATTCTCAATCGTGCTGACCCCGACCCCTGACTCAAAAGCTAATTGTTCCCTAGACATACCTGCTTGCTGGCGTAAATCAGTAATAATCTTTGCCCAGTGGCACTGTAAATCCTTCTTTTGACCCATATATCCTTTATCACCCCAGCTAACTTCTTCTTGTTCAATGGGGGAGTTTAGATGCTTTTTCTCCTGCTCTGACAAATTCGTCTACAATCCCTTCAAAAGATACGTCTTTACCAAGAGAAATCCCGACTGCCGTGTATTGAATGCGTGCTAATAAATAATTTAATTCATTCAACCCGAGTTCCCGACCTCCAACTTCTAGGGCAAGACGGAATAGCACAACAAGTTTTGCACTGTCCTGTAGGGAAGTCTCTTCCGTTTCAAAAAAAGTTTCAAGTTTTTTATAAAAATTTGTTAGCGAACCATCGCTAATCGTCACTGATTTTGCTCCGAATTACCTTGGGTTTTTTGTTTGAGCCTGTCCCGATAATCCTTAAATATATCCGCATCAGTAGGTAAATCCGACCCGACCTCTACTAAAAAGGCAATTTGCTGTGCGGGCGAGCGGTGAGTCTTTTTAGATAAATCTTTAAGTTTCTGCCAAGTTTCTACTGGGACAGCCACACTTTTAAATTTTCTTATATCCATGGTGTTTTTCTCCTATGTTAACCATTGTCGTAGTTCTTCACCCATGACCACACTTGCAATATCCATCTTACTACGTAAAGACTTTACGATCTTTTCATCAATTGTTTTCTCTGCAATAAGGTCAATGTAGGTGACGTGTTTATCTTGGCCTATGCGATGGCATCGGTCTTCTGATTGCATACGCACAGCCAAGTCGAAGCTATTGGCAAAATAAATAACGGTTTCGGCAGCAGTTAATGTAATGCCATACCCACCGGTTTGAGGATTGCCAACAAAAAATTGAGCATCTCCGTTTTGGAAACGCTCAATAGCTTCACTTCGTTCCTCATCAGAAGTGTCGCCATAATAAGTAACCGTGGACAGTGGGCCGTATTCCTTGATTAACGTTTTTTCTATACGTTGTATATCATAACGGAATCGTGACCAGATGATGACTTTGCCGGAAGCATCTTCCAAACAGGCCATCAGCTCTGTCAAACGGTTATCCTTAATCTCTACTAATTTTCCCTCATCAGTTTTACTATGCCCCGACAACACTTGTTGTAATCTTAACAATTGGGTCATGACATTGGGGGCGGTCATAAACCCCTCATCTCCCAAATGTGCCAGGGCATATTCCTTAATCTCAGTATAAAGACGTTGTTGGTCTGGAGTTAGTTGCACATGTCGTTGAGTATACAGCTTTGGAGGCAGATCCAGACAGTCTGCTTTCATTACGCGTGAGGAAAATTTTTTAATAATTTCTGATAACTTTTCGAGGTTACGGTAGCCCACCACCAGATTAAAAGAATGAGAGCCTACCGAACGCTTCTTCATTATTGTATAGCGATATTGAAACTGAAAAAAGTTAGACCCCACATCCTTTCCCAATAACTGTGGGTGCAGGAAATTACACTGTGCCCATAGGTCGAGAGGCGATTGGGTGACGGGGAACCCTGTTAAAATTCTTTTATACTTTGCTTTTTTCCCAAGCTTAATGACAGTTTTTGATCGTCTTGCCTTGGGGTTTTTAATAGAAGTGGACTCATCCACCGTAAGTAAACACGTGCCTTCATCCAGAACTTTGTCCAGATACCGTGTTCCTTTGGGGGTGGAAAGTGCTTCAATATTCATAATCAAAATTCGTAATCCCTTTGTCTTGTTTGGTTGCAACAGTAGTTCTAATTTTGTTTTTAATTCTTTAGTAGGCGATGACTTCCATATAATTACATCTCTTATAATACGTTCCGGCATATGAGCAGGGATTTCTATAGTCGCCCAATTTCTATAAACACCCTTTGGAGCAATCACAATAAACGTATCAATCAGTTCTCGTTCATACAAAATGCCTGCATTATCAATGCAGACTTTTGACTTCCCGGTTCCCATCTCCATGAAGTAGGCCCAGTAGTAAGAATTCCAGGATCTTTGTAAAACTTCGCCTTGATGCTTAAAAGGTTTCGTGTGGAAAAGATATTTCACGCTCAGGACTCGCGTACCTTTCTTTGTTGCTTTTTAAGCTGCCTAACCAGTGTCGCTTTCTTAAAACGTTGATCCAGCTCTATACCTATTTCTCGTCCTTTAAGTTCTAATTCTTTTTTTGTTAGTTCGCTAAGATCCTTTGGTACCTTAGGAGTGGGCGTTACTATCCTGTGCAGCCACTCTAAAAATCTTTCGGTCATTAATATACTCCATGTAGTGTTATAATAAAAAAACATACGCTATATATGGGAACTTTACCACTAAACCAAAGATCACGCAAGTAAATTATATTTTTTCTTTACAAAGAATTTGTCATAAGATAAGGTAGTTTAATAAGAGAAGTGGAGAAGTAAATAATGGCAAATCGCGTTTATGTAGCGCAAGAAAACCCCAGAGTTGATATTGTTTCAGCCACTAAATGGGGGGAACTCATTGCATTAACCAACTCAGAGGATCAATTGCATTTGAATACAGGTCGTCTTATACAGCAAATTAAAAGAAAGTTGCGCGACTTTGATTCAGAAGATTGGTTACTTGCTATAGGAGATCCGGCTATAATAGGTGTAGCGTTTGCAATTGCGAGTGATGCCAACTCAGGACAAGTTAATATATTAAAGTGGGACAAGATGGAAAGAATTTACTATCCTGTGAAACTTTCTGTGCGAGGAGGCATTGAGGAACTTAACACTTAACCTGTAGAGGAAATACTATGACGGATAAAAAGAAGAACGATGTTTGGACAACGATTGCCGCTGATGCAAGAGCATTTGAAGGATTATCGACCGAGGGGGGAAAAGAATTAAGCGATTTAGTTCGCCACGCTACTTCCTTAGACAAGTCTATTGTGACTTTGGAAGAGGAAGTTAAGTCCCTGAAAGTCAAGCGTCAAACATATTTATTTGATTTAATTCCTGCAAAAATGGCTGAAATGGGGATGGACAAAGTTGTCGTGGACGGAAGTTCCGTTACTTTGTCTACCTTTGTCCAAGCCAACATGCCAAAAGATCCGATTGATAAACAAAAAGCAATCGACCATTTGAGGGAGATAGGTGCTGAGGATTTTATTAAAAATCAGGTGCAAATTTCTTTTGGAATTAATGAGGATAATAAAGCACGTTCTATTCAAGCCGATCTCGATGAGAAAGGTTTAGATACAACGGCGCGTACTTGGGTTGAACCTACCACTCTTAAAAAATTAGTGAAGGAGAGGGTTCAAAATAATCAAACAATCGACTTGGAACTATTTAATGCGTTTATAGGGACAGTCGCAAAACTTAAAGGAGACAGCTAATGGCCGAGACTAAATCAGAAATCAAGACGTCGCTTGTAAAAGCATTCGAGGCGGATGCAGGCAGTGGATTTGAAGAAGTAACAAGTTCTGATATTCAAATACCTTTTATTAGAATCATACAGGCTTTGAGCCCACAACTTAAAAAAACAGACCCATCCTTTATTCAAGATGCGTCTCAGGGGGATATCTTTAATACAGTGACTAAAAAGGTATGGAGCGGCGATGAGGGGGTATTGGTTATTCCTGCTTATTTTCAGCAAAAATTCTTGGAGTTTATTCCCCGTAATCAAGGGGGCGGATTCGTTGGGGAATTAGACCCTAAGTCAGAAGAAGTTAGCAAAGCAGTACGTGACAAGGATAGTGGATTAGAACTCCTAGAAAATGGAAACGAATTGGTTCGTACAGCACAGCATTATGTAAAGGTAGTGCATGAGGATGGATCTTTGGAAAGTGCCATTGTTGATATGAAAAAGACACAATTGAAAAAATCTCGTCAATGGAATTCTATTATGCTTATGCAAAAACATAATGGTGCTAGTCTCCCTTCTTTTGCAAACGTATACAAATTAAAGTCTGTGGAAGATGGGAACGATAAAGGATCTTGGCATTCGTGGACAGTGAACCATGAACGACAGGTAGATAGTATTGATTCTTATAAAGATGCTAAGTTATTACATACAAGCATTAAGAGTGGAGAATTACGTCCGGCATTACCGGTTGATGCCAACTCAGACGAAGTTCCGTTTTAGTTAGGGAGGAGTGACCCTCGCAAGAGGGTCATTTTCGTCATGAGTAGTAATGCAAAACGTTTCTTAAATCTATTTAAAGGATTTAAAGAGGCACATGGACAAACAGAAGTTTTAAACGGTCATCGTAATGGCAAGCAACAAGCAAAGAGTTTTATTGTTAGGGAGCCATTGACCGTTGAACTGATACAAGAGCATCTCGATGGTAAACGAGGTATGGGCAGTATTCCTATAGATGAGAATAATGAATGTACCTTTGGAGTATTAGACATAGATGATTACACACTAGATCATCTTCAACTTGTAAAGAAAATTAAAAAACTTAAACTTCCCTTGACCGTTTGCCGATCTAAATCGGGGGGAGCACATTTCTATATATTCCTTAAAGAAAAGATTTTAGCGGTAGAATTAAGAGATAGATTAGCCGAATTTGCATCTGCCCTTGGATTTGGGCACTGTGAGATATTTCCTAAACAAGAAGTTGTCATGGTGGAAAGAGGAGATGTCGGAAACTTTATTAATCTTCCCTACTTCAACCACGAACATACAACACGTTATGCAATCAATGCCAAAGGAGAAGATACTCCTTTAAAAGAATTT